TGTTGTTGAATTAAATACTTGTACACCTCTTACAAATAAAGCTTTTGTAGGAACTGTAATACTATTAAAATTTTGTGCAAATTGTGCTTCTGCTTGAACTCTGTCTGAGTCCATTGGTATATCTAAATTAATTCTATGTTCTGCGTTTTCTAAAAATCTATTTATAACAGCAGCAGTAAATACGTTAGCATCTACTTCTGTGTAGTTTCTAATATCTGTTGTTAAATCTGCGTATGTATATCCAGCCATAGTTATGCTCTATCATTTAACGGTCCAATTGTACACTGAAAACCGCCCCCTGTTTCTGAACTACCTGCTGCATTTACTAAAGGAACTGTTATAGAATTAAATTGTTGTTCTGTTGCTTGTGTTCCATTTGGTAGTGTAGGACCAACTTCTACAGTAGTTGCAACAGCTGTCGCAAGATAACATCCAAAAACTCTAGCTCCGTTCGGGTGACTACTCGCTGTTGTTGTTGGTGGAGTAACTCCTCTAAAAGGTGCGCTGGACGTAGAACAACCTGTTAATTGATTTACATTTTTACCTGTATATTGAATAACTTCATTATCATATTTACCAGTTTGAACATTTACTTTTTCAATCATAAAAAAACCACTTGTTGGAAACTGTGAAGCATCAACTAAATCAATAGAAGTTACTACATCATTTATAGCTCCATTTAATGTTGTAGATAATTCTAAAGTTGCAATAGCAACACCACCAACTATAGATTTAACTGATTGAAATCTAACATATGATGTTCCTTCGTTAATTTGATTAGCGGGATATGAAACATTTAAAGTCGTGTTTGAGTTTGTAGTAAAAGGATTGTTTGGTAAAATATCTTGTACTGGAAATTCTGTTCTTGCAGGTCTTGCATTTTTTAATCCTTGTGGATCAGCTCCTACTGGATGTGGTTCTAGTTGTGGTTGTTTAGGTTCAAATTCTGAAACATGTACTAGAGCTCCGGTCCATTCTTTTACCATTTCTCTATATGGAAAAGCTGCAGTAATAAATGTGCTTGATGCAGAACCATCTTCAGATAATGCTCGAGCTAATTCATCCTCGTACAACAACTTCATCTCCTGTGTTCTTTGTGGTGCAAACTTCATAGATAGGTAATATGAAAGCCCTGCAATCATACAAGGTACAAATCTATAAGGTGTGTCTGTTGCGTTAGTATAAGCTCCCGCATCTTCAATTCTTTTAACAAAATAAACGCTAAGAAAATTTGATGCAGCAGTTGAATTTGGTAAAGGATAAATAGTTAATGTAACTTTATCTATAAATCTTTGTACCCAAAATTGTGAAGGTGTTCCATTAGATGCTTTGTTTGCGGTTGCAGCATATGCATCTCTTGCAACTTTAGTTAAACCTGTATCTGATTGATTTGTTGTATTGTAGTTTTGTCTATAAGCAACATTTAAAATATCAGTAATACCAAAAATATTAGCAACAGGAACTGTTGTAGCTTGAGGTGAAGCAGCAGCCGCTGCTGCGCTATCTACAGAGTTTCTATAAAAAGTATATATTCCAGCACCTTCGTCAGTTGCATCAACATTGGTTGTTGCACCTGCTACTAAATTAATATTAGTATTTCCTACTTCCCAAAAATGTATTCCTCTATTGCCCCATTCTTGAAAAAGAATATTTAAAGATCTTCTAGCAGTTTTTAACTGATGACCAGCTGTACCTACTAAACCTAAACGCTCGTATGCATCTGCAATAATTTCATCGATTGAAAAGTCCTGGTCAAAACTGTAGGACTGTGAAGTAGTGTTAGCCATTGCTACCTACCCGTCAAAATATACGGTTAATCCTGTTGCGGCACCATCCATAATGTCGGTGTTAGTTCCTAAAAATGCTCCAGCTGGACATAGAATTCCATTGTGTGGAACATGTGGTTGATAAGTTCCTGCTGCTGCTACAGTTTGCATTTCAACTGTTCCAGCTGTAGATGCACTAGATATTTCTAAATTTCCCGCTGCTGCAACTCCTGTAAAACCTCTTACTCTAGTTCTACCTGTAAAGACAGGTGCTGAAAAAACAGCTACTGTTCCCATAGAAATGTCTACGCTAGCTGCTCCATTACCTGTAACTTTAGTTACTGTTCTATAAAATAAAACTGAAACAACACTTGCTCCACCTGCTGGACCTGTAATATCTTCAGTTTGACTAGCACCAAAAGCATCTGTTCCAATAATCGTGTACGTAACATCAGAGTTATCATCACCAGTTCCTGAAACTAATTTTACTTGTTGTGCGAATCCTGGACCACAAATTGAATTATTGCCCGCGGCAGTTGTTAAAGTTAAATCTGCACCATCTGCTGGATCTTGTTCTGCAGCAAGATTAGTATTGCTTGCAGCTGTAATTTGAGTGTTACCTGCGTTAGGACCAAAAAATCTTGATTTTATATTTGTATCGTTTGCCATAATTTTATTCTCCTTAAATTAATATGTGGGGCCGAAGCCCCACATTAAATTAATTATTACGCTCCAAATGCAAATGCACCAGTTGTAGCATCAGCTGCTCCACCTAGTTTATATGCAATATTCCAAGTACCTGTTGTGTAACAAATAAAAGCAATTGTTCCACCAGTAGTTAGAAGATTTGTAGCTGCGCCTGCTGGTGTGAAAACCAATGCAGTTTCACCTGCTGTTGAAATATCGTGAGTCACTGCTCCACCTGCTCTTGATTCTATTACTGAACCTGTAGCCCAAACATCTGTTCCAGCTGCGTTAAGAGTTAATGCGTTAACACCACCTGTTGTATCTATTGATTGTACATAAACACAAACATCACCTGCTGTTGCTGCTGGTAAAGTTACACCAGCTACGGCAGCACCTGTGTAGTTAACAGTGTTAATTTGATTGTTAATTAAAGTAATAGCTGCCCCTGTTGCTAAAGCTGCAGCAGTTAAACCAGTGTAATCTGGTAAAGCTGAACTGTATCTAGTTGTAAAAGCACCTGTTGTATTGTTTTTTGTAGCAACTTGAAAACCTGCTTCTGATCTTACCGGTCCGCTAAATGTAGTATTTGCCATGTTAATATTCCTCCTAGAATATAATAAATGTAGTCCCTAGGGGTTGTCGACTATACGCGTCTACATCTAAAATTGTTTTATGTATAGTGAGTTATTTGTATACTAGTTTTTAGTAGAGTGCAAGAGAGCCCGTAATAAAAGTGCGATTTCAGCGATGTAGCTTTGTTACTTAAGTAGCTACAGAAACTTGTGGAGCAGAACCTTCAACAGCATTCTGTCTATGGGCAATAGCTGCTTCTTCCAGCTTGATCTTTGTAATGACTTCTCTAACTTTGTCATCAATTCTGACCATTTCAAGAGTATATCTATTATTATCTAGATGCTCCTGTTCCCACTTCAACTCCAAGGACCTTTTTACTTTGTATAGGTCTTGTATCATTAACAACCTCCTCATAGGTTATTCGATTTATCTCGTTATTATAGTTGTTCCCGAGATATTCCCAGTTTATACTCTTTTCTCCCAACTTGTCAAGGATTGATTCCTCAAGAGAAATAGCATTATCTTCTGCAAAAACATTAAAGTTTGCGTAGTGATCGTATGCCCAAATTTTAACTGTGAATTGTTTCATGATTTTTTCTTTCTATTTACTAAATGTGGCGGAACTATGTTCCGCCACAAAAATGATTATTGATTATGCACCTTCAACGCCGAAGATACCTCTAAAGTCTGATGCGCCAAAAGCGTATCTTTCTCTAGCTTTGTATCTAACGTTACCAGTATCAAAGTCTCCTTCCATTGACGTAGTCAACGGAGTTCTTGAGAACATTTTCATACCATTTGGCACGTCTGTAACAATGTAAAATGAATCAGGGTCAGTTAAGAAATTGTTCACTCTGTAACCTTGAGGAATCATTCCCATGCTGTTGATTGCATTGATGTCATTGTCAGCAGTTTGAGTTCTACCTTGAGATTTCATCAATCTCTCAGCGTTGAACTGATTTGCAGAAGGAATTATCATTTTAACTCCTTTAGCTGCAATTCTTAAACCTCTTTCATCAGTCATAGCCGCGATATCAATCATCGACTGTTCTAATGAAGTTTCGTTTAAGTCTGCTTGTGTTGCTAAAGTATTTGCTACAGTACCCGCAATTGTTGGGTGTGCAGTAGAAAATAAATTAACGCCATCACCTGTTTGAAAAGCAGTTCCAGCTGCGATTGCTGGTAGACCGTTATTCAATGGTGCTGCGCCTTTTACTTCTTTAGCATTAGACATAGATCTTGCTAGGGCTTTTGTGTATCTAGAAGAAAGTCTGTCATAAAGGTTGTCCTCTATTGCTTCTTCTGTGATAGCGAAAGCTAGCGCGATCGTTTCCATTGTGTATCTAGCAGTATAAGTTTCTTGAGCGTCATCGTATGATACTCCAGCACCTTCTGCTTTTACATCTGCGTT